TTTATAGACGAGAATGCAGAAGCAGTCGCTATAGTAAGATCTATATTCGACGGAGTTCTACACGACTTTGAAGTAATAAATGAAGCTGCTTATGATTATAAAAAGAATGGCGATAAACCATATGAAGATTTCATTATGGAACTTAAAGACGACGTGTCTCCTAATATACTTAAAGAATTTCTATCTATGGATATATATCAAGTATGTCATATATTAAGTGCTATACATAGTAGATTGCGTGAAGCATCTAGATATGTAAATGTATATGGAACTCCTAAATATGGAGATTTAGGAAGAGATAAAGACGATATATTAGATTCTCTTCAACATTCTCTAGTATATGGAGATGAAAATGAAGTAGGATTTAACGTAGAATCTAATTTAGCTGTATTTATATATGATAGAGATATGGAAATATTTCCTAAAGAAGAAATGAAAGTATACGATGAAGAAAGCTCTTGTATAGTAGCTCTAGATGTAAACGCAGCGTTTATAAGACTTCTAGCTTCTAAAGATAAGTTTGGTATAGAATTCGAAGCTCTTAAGAAAGATATAAGAATGGCTATATTCTCTAAGATTATTGCATATGGATTTAGTATGAGAGCTATTGTACATATGCTTAAAGACAAGTTTAAAGAAGGAGGATATTTCAATGATATGAATATTTATAGACTTCTTGAGCTTACTTTTGCTAGATGGGCTTATAGTACTGTAAATAACTTGACTGCTTATCAAGAATACGGAGTATCACTAGATAGTCTTATAGACTATGTAAAAGCACAAGCAGAAGTGGATATTCCAGTAAAAGGAGTAATGAATGTAGTAAATCTTGGTATGGCTAAACTTAGAGGTAAAGAATATCTTATGAGAAGATCTATAGATAAATATATAGAATACTGCAAAGAAAAATATTCAAACGACTATGTGATTGTTACTCAAAATCCATATGCATCTAATATGCCTATGAGAACACATAGAAGAATAAAGCTATATAAAAACAGTGAACATAATTATGGTGAATCTTTCCCAGAAAGACTTGTAGCTGCATATGAAAGCTGGAATTACCAAGGAGATAAAGCTGCCGCTTTTAATTTCTTTGGAATAGAAGCTCTGCTTAAACCTACAGATCCTAAGTTTGCAGAATTCAGACGTAAAGAAAGACAAGAAATAATGGCTAAACTTACATTTACAGAAAGAAAGCGTTATACAGATCTTGAAAATGATTTTATTATGCTTAAGGCTGCTGTCACAAATGCAAGTACACAAGATAGTCAACATGTACTTCTTAAAAGATGCGGAATGCTACGTGATGTAATAAATCTAGAACTTGAACGTACTAATAATGAATATCTAGCTACGCTTTTCTACGGACTTGATAGTGATATATTCAGTCTACAATCAGATCTTTCTGACAGAAATATATTTAAAGAAAGAAACACCAGACTATACGGACAACTTAAAACTACTAATAAATGGGATTATTAGGAGGTAGACTATGTTTGCTACTGCTACTCCTATAAAGAGTAATCTACTTTCTACTCTTAATACAGATCAAACTGTAGCCTTTTTAAGACATATGCGTGACGTAGGTATAGATCTGGATCAGATAGAGCTTATAGATAAGTTTACGTATAAGTCATATATAGAGCACCAGCAAGCAGTTATACTAGATGCCAAAAAGAACCACGAGTATGAAGCAGACATGAATAGTCTTGTAGATATATCTGAAGAAGAATTTAATAGCTATAAGGAAATGTTTAATGAAGTCTTTACTTCTTTCTTTGCCGAAGGTGGAGATATAGAAGAAGATAAAGGCTTCAAGTTTCCTTATAAAGAAATCTTCAACGGAAACTTTGCTACATTAGATAAGACAAAGCTTACAGATATGCAAAAGCAGTTATTCAATGTACAAGGTCTATTACCAGAATGTTATGATATATACTATGATGCAGAAACGCAACAAACTATTCCTATATTCTATGACTATAGTACTGTAAATGAAAGCTTTGTAAGATTTGCTATGTCTTTAGAAGATCTTAGAGATAGAACTGGGATAAATCTTAATCCTAATCTTCCTCTAATACTATTTAATAGAAATCTTATGGGACAAGATACGCACAGTCCTAATCTGGCTCCAGAACTACAAGTGGCAGCTGCAACTGAAATGCAACAGAACATGGTATTTTATATGCGTGAATGTGCTCGTATAACAGACGGTGCTGGTAACCAAGTACCTTATGAAATGACTATAGGAACTTGGACTATATTGTGGCTTTATTGCCAATGCTTTAATACTTATAGATGTGCTCCTCGGCAAGTAGGTAAAACTACAGATATAAACTGTATCAGTGGTGGAGAATTTGCAGCTGGATCAGAAGGCACTAAAATACTAGTGGCTCACTTTAAGGCAGAAGATGCTGGTAAGAACAGAAAGATGATGATAGACTTTGCTAATATGATGCCTCCATACTTGAAGTTTCATAATATAGTAAAGAAAGTCCAAAAAAATAAAGAGATGTGGGAAGTAGGTCCGGATATGACACCTTCTCCTAAATCTAAATATATAAATAATGTATATAAAAATAATCAGATTATGATTGCATCTGCTGGTACGACAGAAACTACTGCAGAACGTGTTGGACGGGGAGAAACTTTTGAATTCGGTATAAATGACGAAATCAACTTCGTTCCGCATGCAATCACAATGACTACTGCAATGCAACTTGCGAATTCTACTGCTAGAATGCGTGCAGAGAAAGCAAATAAAAGATATGGACTTCATTATATGTCTACTGCTGGTAAGCTTAATACTAAGCATGGACGTGAAATGTATAACTTTATCTTTAATAAAATGTGTAGATTTGATATTAAACTATTTGAATATAACTATAAAGATCTTAAGAAATATCTGGATACAAACGGAGAAAAGAATTTCTTTAACGTTCAATATGGATATAAAGAAATGGGATTCAGCGAAGAATGGTTATCAGCTCGTATAGCACAAACTGAAAACCGTGAAGCGTTTAAGACAGAAATACTTATGGAATGGCTAGATGTTGACAGTGCTGCTCTACTTAATCAAAAGCAAATGGGACGTATATCTCAACTTACTAAGACTCAGGCTACAGATACGTATATATTTGATAAGTATTTTAATATATTATTCTTCCCACAAATGGCTGGAGACTCGTTTAAATCTTTATTAAATAGATACAATACTATTAATATTGGAGTCGACTTAGCACACGGAACAGGGAACGATAGTACTGTATTCTTTGCTATAGATATGGAAACTGGAGAAAAACTATTTATGTTTAAGTCTAATACTATGACTTCTACAGAAGCTACTATGTTTACTAAGAGATTTATGAGACATCTTAAAGAGATAAATCCTGATCTTAATATAATACTTACTATAGAAGTAGAAGGTCCAGGACAATCTGTAATACCAGATCTTGCTAAAGACGAAGTAGTAGAACCTATGATGTTTGGTATAAAGAAGCTATTCGATGGGCATGCTGCAGACGTACTTGTAAAGAGTACTACTAAAAAGCTTGATTATAAGTCTTATATAGAATATGGAGTAAGAGAACGTACTTACAGAGACTATATGTATGATAAGCTTTTATTCGAACTTGTAGATAAATATCCATATGCTTTTTCACATGAAGAAGCTCTTATACAACTTTCTACTCTTTATAGAAAGAATAGTGGTCGTATAGATCACAAACCTGGAGCTCATGACGACGTGCTTATAGCTACATTACTTGCATATAGTCTTATATTTAATACAGACTTCAGAAAACAAGTAGGAGATCAGTTCAAATTCTATGTAGATATGAGTAAAATTAAGATAGTATCTGTTATGCAAACTGTAAATATGTTTACAAATGAAGAATCTCTGTTTACAAAAGACGAAGGAGAAGTATCTTATAATCTAGTTCCTATGGTAATAAATGGTAAACAGTTTACAAATGTAGAGATATTTAAAGTTAAGAACGGACGTAAAGTAAAGCTTTATGGAGATGAATATACTTATGAACTCTATTATGGAGCTCTAAAAGATGATCCTAAAATACAAAATAGACCAATGCCTACATATGCAGACTATCTTCAAGAAGAGCAAAAGCGTTCTAAAGGGAATATTTTAAATGGATTCGGTACTAAACAGAATAAATCTAAATGGTTTGATATGAATACTAAAATATTCTAAAAAAAAATATACAATATGAAATGTGAGAATATATTATATATTAAGATATCTAATACAATGATAAGATAGGCAATAAGAATCATAAACACGATTATTTATGATAATATAAAAATAGATTAATTCAATAACTTAGATATAAAATCATAAGCAGACTTATCATTTTTACTTAATTCATTTAAATAATGTTTATTTAAATATGGATCAAATAAATTAGACGCATCTACTTTGTTACGAATATAATCTTGTGCTACTAATAGTTCTCTTGAAGGTGGAATATTATTAGCATTATTATACTCAACAATGTTATTAAATCTAGTAATGAGATTTAAATAACGATCAGTATTATCTACCATAAACATCACCTCGTTTCTAGATATAAATTATAAATATAATATATTCTCACACTAATAATATATAGTTATCGCTGGAGTAAAATCTGGCGATATGCATTTTATTACGTCATTTATAAAAAAAAGTAGAGCTCCAAAGAACCCTACTTTTCCATAACTACTACCGCAGAATACACTACGGTGTCATTATAATTAACTACAGCACAAGTACTATAATTAATACTACTTAACACGTAACCTTCAGCAGACCCTTCATTAAGAGCCTTTTGAATCAAGTCTTCTAAGTTATCATTAGATCTACTGTCAGTTACAAGGTGAAAAGTTTTGTATAGCTTCATATAGAACATCCCCTTTCTTATTTTATTATTCTTTCTATATATCTATGATATATAACTATCTTTACGCTAATTCTAGTACCCATATCCCCCATCCAAACAACTTTTTATGTAACAAAATTAACACAGTAAAGGAGGTAAATGATGTATAATGTATCTGAATATATACTAGCAAAGCGTTCTGCGTATATTACAGAGAAAGCTCTTGAGAAATCTCTTACCTACAGATCTTTTAACGAAGGAGAGAATAAGCCTATATTATATGAAAGATTCAAACCCGACAACTTCTACACTATACAGAAGAACTTCGAGTTTTTAATAGAAACTATCTTTCCTGGAAGTATAGTAAAGAAATTCGTTTCTATTAATACAAATATTTCTCTTAAAGCTATACCGCTTTTTATCGTAGAAATATTTGATCCATACTTTATTCGTATACCATTTATAATAACACAAGATTCAGTGCTAGCTATATCTGCATTCGGAAACTCTAATACAGAAGAAATATATAAAAATAAGTGGTTTGGTGAAATTATACCTACTCACGTATTGGCAGAAATAACTCAACCAGAAATAGTAGATCTAGTTCAACGTCCTGTATATGTAAACGAAACTATGACTATGACTATAGAAGAGATAATAAAACTTATAGTAGAATCATACGCAATCGGTACTACGGATGCTGATCAAGTACTTTCAAACAACTTTGACTCTATATCTGCACTAGATATAATGGAACTTTCTGTAGAATCTTCTGTATTTAAGCATATAGATAAGACATTTGGAACAGAATCTATACTACAACTTGACAAGGCATCTGCAGAAGATATAATAAGTCCTACTGATTTCTTACCTATACAAGTAGAACACGGTGATACTAATGCCTTTGTATATGTAACTTCTAACGATAAAGGAAGACTTAAAGTATCTACTTCGTCTGAAGAAGCAGAGCAAACCACTGTAAAAGTACCTAAGTCTGCAGTCAATACTATATTAGTAGAGCTTGATAGTCTTACTTATTTTATATTTGATGATAAAATACTTATAGAACAAAAGGACGGACAGCCTATCGAATGGAGTCTTTTTGATATAACTGCTCTAAATGAAGAAGTAAACGATGCTCTTAATACTGTAGGAACAGAAGGTTTTATCGGAACTATGCGTGATGTATACCAAGCTATAAAGATATTCGGTCTTAGAAAAGGAAGTCTTATGTATCAAGTATTTATGAATATTACAAAACTTCCTCGTAAATTAGCTGCTTGGGTATGGTCTGCTCTTAAACGTGCAATGAAAACACGTAATCAACGTGAAAAAGAAGATATGCTTGAATTCCAAGAAAAGCTTCTTAATGATGAGTTTGATATTATACTTGAACGTATTAAGATGATGACGGAAAACTCTGTTAGATCTTGGGTATGGACTATAATACTTGGTCCTATATACTTCTTACCATTTATGTATATATTACAACGTAATGCAAATCGTACTAATAAGCTTCGTGCTATCGAAAGACTAGAGTTTAAAATAGACGGTCTGCTAGAAAGGCATGAGCAAAAGCTTGAATACGCAAAGCAAGAAGGAAATCCTGAAGAAGTTGACAAATTATTAGCTGAAAAACATAATATGGAATTCGCTAGAATGAAGCTTATAGAATTTAAGCGTGATCTAGTTCAAAAAGACAGAATTCGTTATATGACATTTAATAAGGATCTATCTATGAATGGACGTCAACGTATAGATGCTCTAATGCAAAGTGGTTCTTACTTTAACGTAGGAATGAGTAATGGACAAGGATATACAGTTGAAACTAGATTAGGTGGACTAGACTAGGAGGGAGGAGGACTGATGTCTTATGACATTTATAAAAAACTTATGGCTTGCTCTAATAGCTCTAATTGGAGTATGGGTAATAAAAATTCAATCCAGAAGACTAACTTATATGCTGATAAAATTGGAGAAGAAAGTCAAGGCGCGTTTGAAGGAAGATACAGAGACTACAGATATATAGATGATACTCTTGAGGCTCTTTCTCTAAACTATCCTATCTGGACTATATCTTTAGAAGAAGATAATCCATTTGATGGAATTGGCGAAGATTCTGACTTTGGCGGGGATGAAGATTCTGGTGCTGATACTGGCGGAGCAGATGATAATCCTTTCGGAGGAGATGACGCAGGTTCTGATGATGGTGGAGGTTTTGGTGGTGATGATAATCCATTTGGTGGAGACGCTGGTGGCGGAGACGATGGTGGTAACCCATTCGGTGGTGGAGGAGATGATGATTTCTTTGGTGGTGGCGATGATGATAGTAATGACTTCTTCGGAGGAGGAGATGATTCTGACGATGGAGACGGAAAACAAAAGAAAAAAGAGATCAAACTCAACAGAAAAGAGATTATCGAACAGGAATATGATGTAAATAAACAAGTTCGTTCTATTTTCCCAAAGAGATTCCTGGAACTTCAAGATGTAATAAAGGCAAATATATCTATGTGTGAAAAAGTCGTAATACAAGATGCTTCTCATATAGAAATATTTGATAAACTTATAGCCGAATACAATAGATTAGCTAAGATAGTAGACGATTATCTTGCGGTTATAATAGAAAAACCACATGATGATATATTTTCTACTTACTTTACTATATTTACAAACTTATCTAAGCTGAAAGACATTTACAATGATTTATTGAACAATAATGAAAAATTGGGCAAATAACAATGTGTGTGTTAAACCAGAAAGAACAAGGAGGTGATAATATATCATGGAAAGAATATATATGGATGAATTCCATTACGAATCATACGATAACTACAAAGAAGCTTTAGAAGCCTGGAGTGAAAGAGCCGCGCATACACAATGGGAGCTAAATGCAGCACTTGACTACGATATTGGAGTAGAAATGAATGGACTTTCTGATATTTTGTTATTTGATGAAAAGAAACTAGAAGAATATATAGGTACTGAAGGTATAAAAGACAAAGTTAAAAATATGGCTTCTAGAGTAAAGTCAAATCTTACAATATGGATTAAAAAGTTTATAAACTTCTTCTTTGCTTGGATAGTTAATTTCTTTAAAGGAGTCGTAAATATTCGTAAATCACTGAAAGCTGGTTTCGATAAAGCAAAAGCATACGTAAAGAAAATGAACGAAATGAGTGGAAAACTAGGTAGTAATGATAAAGATAGTGAAGGTGAAAACAAGACTGTTAAAGTAACAGACGCCAGTCCTTTATTAATCAAGTGTTTATCTACTGTATTAATATCTTCATACTTACTAGGAAAACTAGGACCATTGCTAAATACTGTAAAATCAGACGTACAAAACGCTGATAAAGTAGATAGTGAAAGTGGGCAGGGTAAAACAGTAGAGAAATCAGTAATAGAAGATATAATTAGCAAACTTTCAGTAGGAGTAATTGCTCTTGGTGGAGGAGTTTCAGCTTGTGATCCTAGAGATGGTGATTATTTTACTGTCCTTAAAAATGCTAAGTTTAGTATTGAGACTGTTGCTAACGATGTAAATTCTCTTAAACCTGCATTGAATAAGAAATATAAGAATGAGCAAGAAACAAACTTTATAGTCGGTTCTTTAGAAGCTGTACTAGGATCTGAAAGTGCGATAGTAAATTTCTTAAAGAAAGACAAAAAGTCTTCTCAAGCTATGGATTACAAAGGAGCAATCGGAGCTATCAAAAACGTTCTTACTGAAAATGCTA